TAGCAACAGAAGTTTTAGCAGAAACTCTGACCACACGGTAAAAACAAACAAACCAAAGAAGAAAAGAACAACAAAGAAAAAGAAGTGAATTATGCAGATTATAGAGGACAAGACTCTATTACTAAGAACACGTTACCCAGATAAAATTCAAAATGTAGACACTGCTCGTGTTGTAGATATTACAGAAGATATATACACGATGACGGTAAGTTGGAATTTGGATAACGCAAAAGATCTAACAGAGTTAAAGATGAAGAACGTGCCTAGCCCAATTATGCGTGATTACGCTTGGGGTGGGGTGTTTCCACCAATGGAACATCAGAAGGCTACGGCTGAATTTCTTACACTAAACCCACGGGCATTTTGTTTTAACGAGCAAGGCACAGGTAAGACCGCTGCTTGTATATGGGCTTCGGATTATTTATTAGACATGGGTGAAATAAATAGAGTCCTTATCGTTTCGCCTTTATCAATTATGCAAAGTGCGTGGCAAACAGATTTGTTTCAGTTTGCTGTACACAGAAGTGTGGGCATAGCCTATGGGTCAAAAGAAAAACGTGTTGAAGTAATAGAAGCAGATTACGACTACGTTGTTGTTAATTACGACGGGGTAAACGTCATACAAGAGGAGATAAAAGCAGGTAAATTTGACTTAATTATTATTGACGAGGCCAATGCCTACAAGACTGCTACAACAAAGCGGTGGAAAACAATGGCAAGGATAATCGAAGAACATACGATGGTGTGGATGTTGACTGGTACTCCGGCAGCGCAATCCCCTGTAGATGCACATGGATTAGCAAAACTATGTGTACCACACAACGTAGCTCGCGCTAAAGCAACCTACCGCGATTTAGTAATGTATCAAATTAGTCGGTTTAAATGGATACCTAAACCTGATGCGTTAGACACAGTGTTTAGAACCTTACAGCCAGCTATACGGTTTACTAAAGAGGAATGCCTAGACTTACCTGACATAGTGTACACAGAGCGAGAAGCCCCACTAACTAAACAACAAGAACACTACTACAAAGAAGTCCGTACTCAATTCCTGATGTTGGCGGAAGATGAAATTGTAACGAGTGCTAATGCTGCCGTTAATATAAACAAACTACTGCAGATATCATGCGGTGCGGTGTACGCAAACTCTGGTGCTACGATAGAGTTTGATGTAAATAATAGACTTAATGCAGTCAAAGAAGTTATTGACGAAAGCATAGCAAAAGTTCTTGTTTTTGTGCCTTTCAGACATACGATTGAGTTACTTCAAACCTATTTAGATAGCCAAAATATTGCAGCAGAATGTATTACAGGCAGCGTACCACTACACAAACGCACTGATATAATTAAACGATTCCAGACAAACAACGATACCAAAGTATTGATTATACAACCTCAAGCAGCAGCGCATGGGGTCACGCTTACAGCAGCCAGTACAGTAATTTGGTACGCGCCCGTGACATCTATCGAGACTTACTTACAAGCTAACGCACGAATTAATCGCAAAGGCCAAACAAATAAAATGACTGTCGTGCACATACAAGGCAGCCAAGTTGAACGAAGATTATATAAATTATTATCTGGAAAATTAGCAACGCACACTCAACTACTTGATTTGTATAACGAAGTAATTAAATAATATATGTTTGCAATGTGTACAAATATAGTACTATAATAGCTACCCAACTCTTACAAGCGGAGTATGAAATGACTGAAGAAACTGAGTACGATTTTGAACAACTTGCCGAAGCTGTTATTAAGATACGCGAAGAGATATCTAAGATACAGAAAGAAGCTGACAAAAGCATAAACAAACTTAAAGAAGACAGGGAAAAGATTGAAGCGCATCTACAAGCGCACTGTCTTAAACATGGTAAAGGCAAAACCATGTCGGTTAGTTTAGGCAACACCACAACAATGCTACAGACCAGAGATAAATGGTGGACATCTGATTGGAACGCATTTTATGAATGGGTTGTAGAAAATGACGCATTCGATTGCCTTGAAAAACGTATTAAGCAATCAGGTATGCGTCAATTCATAGATGAAAACCCAACAGACAAAGAAGAGTCATTATCTCTGCCATACGGTATTAAAAACGATTCTAGTTATAAAATAGTAGTGCGTAGAAAGTCATCATGATTGAGGGCGTATACAGTCGTAAAATACAATATGACAATAATGTTTGGCAATTAGTTAGTGAGGAGGGGGTAGTCGCATCTTGCGGTAGAGACTACCTTGATCTTGTTGTTATTAATGAAGCCCCAACAACATCCAGATCTTACTACGCAGGTGACTTTAAACAAGGTGCGAGTCAATTACCTACTTGTTGGACTAACGATGACAACCGTGGGCCTAATGTAGCTGCTAAAGATAAGCAACACACAAGTTGTGTTCTCTGTAAGCAAAACATACGGGGGTCTGGTAGCTACAACACTAAAGCATGTAGGACGTTTACACGTATAGCGGTAGGGTTTATTACCGATAAAGAAGAAGCACAAGGTGCGTTCCAGTTGCAGTTACCTTCTTCATCGTTATTTGGAACTGCTCCAGATAAGAAAAACCACCCTAAAAAACTACCCTACGCTGCGTATAAAAAATCTTTGAATCTACACGGATACAAACCAGAACAAATGATTACGCGCATATCTCAAGATGAGAATGTGGAATACAAGAAGTTACTGTTTGAAGCAGTCGGCTTTGTACCAGAGACTTTTGCACTATTGGTAGAGGATTTAACTAATAGTGTAGATGCAATAGACGCAGTTAAAACTAATTTTACTGCGGTCGAATACAATCCATTTAAACCAATAAAGGAATGACTATGGCTAAGAAGACTTACACACGTATTAATATTAACAATGTGGAGGCTATGTACCCGCGTTTAGATAAACCTTATAAATTTAGCAACGCGCAAAACAAAACTGTGCCTTGCGATACATTTGATAGTGGTGCGGCATACGAAACGTCATTTAATATGACAAAGGAACAAGCGGCAGACCTGTATAAAAACATGGTTACTGCTTGGGACGAAGGTAAAGAAGCTAGTTGGCCTGAGAAAATGAAGATGTCATTTAAGGAACTTGATGGCGGTCGTTGGCAAGGTAAAGCTAAAATAAAAGCAGCTTATGGTCAAAACATTGTTCGACCACCCACACATTATGATGCTAAAGGAGTTAAGTTAGATGATGACTTCCAACTTACTTCTGGAAGCACCGTCAATATTAATGTTGAGTTAGTTCCATATAACGGTACGGATAATTATGGAGTATCACTACGTCTACGAGCAGTGCAGGTAGTGGTATTGGCGGAAATGCCAGAAGCTAATCCGTTTGGTGAAGTAGACGGCTACTCAGCTAAAACCGAAGACGACAACCCGTTTGGTGAGTCAGAAGTTATCGCTGAAGTAGAAGATGTACCTACTCCAAAAACTACAAAGAGTCGTAAAAAGAAAGCGCCTGTAGAGCCTGCAAAAGAAGCCTCTGACTTAGATGATATTCTTTCGCAATTTTCAGACGGTAAGGTAGACGACTAATGAAAAAAAGCAGGGGTTTTAGCAATAGATATAGCCTAAGTTTGTTGCGTCGCAATAAAGAAGCGCACGACAACAACAAAGGGGCTAAAGATAATTTGGGGTTAGTCCTAGGTAATTTTTGTATCGCTAATAACATTCCAGTTCAAACAGTTGCTGATCATTTTGGTGTATCAAGACGGACAGTGTACGCGTGGTTTCTTAATAAATGGAAGCCACGCAATAAGCACGTTGTAGATATTACAAAATTTATAGAAGCATACAAATTGGATCAGGATAATGATACAAACATTAGCGAGAATACTTCCAAATGAGGGTAGTTACTGCCTTGTTGCCATAAAAAAACCATTACCGATACAGCATAGCTTCTATAGTTCGTTAGAAGAACTACAGGATAGCGCGGAAAAGCGCTTGGGTAACGGTTGGGACGTTTATTTTGGTTGCTCAACTTTTAAAGATGGGTCTTCTAGGAAAGCGCCTAACGCGTTGTCGGTAAAATCTTTTTGGCTTGACTTAGATTGTGGTAAGGGGAAACCTTTTGACGATCAAGCTACTGCGCTCAAAAAGTTAAAGAGTTTTTGTGTTGCAACAAAGCTACCTAACCCTACGTTAGTAAACAGCGGAAATGGGGTGCATGTTTATTGGACTCTAAAGGAAGCTATAACCCCTGATATGTGGGAGCCTGTAGCGGAGGGACTAAAGCGGTTATGCAGAGATAACTTATTTGAAGCCGACCCTGTAGTCACAGCCGATGTCTCTCGTATACTGCGAATACCAGACACGCTTAACTTTAAGACAGACCCACCTAAAGAGGTGAAAGTATTAAGCGAACAGTCTGAAAAAACCTATCTAACTATTGATGAATTTAGAGTATTAGTAGGTGAGTTTAAGGTTAACTCTGAACCGTTTGATTTGTCAGTACTACAAAAGAATCAATTAGATAAACAGCAGTCTAGGTTTGAAACCATAGTTAAAAAAACGGTTTCCGGTTTTGGGTGCGCCCAAATTAAAAATGCTTTAGTTAACCAAAAAGGTATGGAAGAACCTCTTTGGAGGGCTGCTATATCTATCGCGGCTAATTGTGTAGATTCAGATAAAGCCATACATATAGTTTCTAATAAGCACTCTGAATACAACGCAGAAGAAACCTTATACAAAGCAAGCAGGCTACTAGACAAGCCGTATAGGTGTAGCACGTTTGAGTCTATAGCCCCAGAGCACTGTGCAGATTGCCCTAACAAGGGAAAGATTGGCAGTCCGATTGTGTTAGGTCGAGAAATTATAGAGGCCGAAGAAGTTGAAGCCGAGGATGGGTTTATACCGCCAAAATTACCAGACCCGTACTTCTGTTCGGCTAGAGGTGGTATATACAAAAAAACTAAAGACGTAGAAGAATTAGACATTGAGATATACAAAAACAATCTATTTGTAATAAAACGCCTTAAAGATAGAGAACGAGGGGAGTTAGTTTTTGTACGTTTAGAATTACCTAAAGACCCCCCTGATACTTTTATGATCCCTTATTCCACTATGTCTAGTAAAGAAGAACTTAGAAAACTCTTATCTCAGAAGGGGATACTACTTAAACCTAAGAAATTAGATTTGATGATGAGCTATCTGATTGATTGCGCGGAGCATAAACAATACGAAGTTGAGGCTGAGATTATGAGGACGCAATTTGGTTGGGCAGACGACGATTCTAAATTTATTCTAGGGGATCAAGAGTTCGGGACTAGCACAAAAAAATTCTCTCCTCCGTCTTCAGTAACAGAACGCTTATGCCCATACTTTGAACCTAAAGGTACATTAGAAGGATGGAAAGAAGTTGTATCTGTGTACAACATGCCTAATTGTGAACCCCATGCGTTTGGGTTTTTTACCGCATTTGGCGCTCCAATAATAAAACACCTAGGGTATAACGGGGCTATGATTAACCTGATTAACTCCTACAGCGGTACAGGTAAGTCAACCATACTCAAGGTATGTAATAGCGTGTACGGGCATCCTGATAAGCTATTAGCACAAGAAACAGATACGTTTGCTCACAAGATGAACAGACTAGGTATCATGAACAACTTGCCGTATACCATTGATGAGATAACTAACATGCCACCTGAATCGGTATCAACACTGGTGTACGGGGTGTCTCAGGGTATGGGGCCGGGGCGTATGCAATCGCAAAACAATATGGAACGGAAGAACGATACTACTTGGGCTTTGATAGCTTTAGCATCTAGCAACTCGTCTATGGCTGAAAAACTTAATTTTATGAAGCAGTTTGCTGACGGAGAAATAATGCGGTTATTAGAATACCGCATAGATTCAACTAATAATCTATCTAAGAAGGAAGCATCGCGTTTATTTGAATCTGTTTTACTACAAAACTACGGTGTAGCAGGGGGAATTTATGTTCAGTATCTAGTACAAAACTTACCTTCTGTCATGAAGTTAGTTAAGGCAGTGCAAGAGAACTTAGACAGTCAAGCAAACTTGATCGCTAAAGAAAGATTTTGGTCTGCGGTTATATCCTGCAATATAGCAGGCGCTACCATCGCTAAAAAGTTAGGGCTGATAGATTTAGATATAGCTAGAGTAAGAGATTGGGCGGTTAACCAATTAGTGCCTACTCTACGTGATCAAATATCTGAACCAAACATAGACTATGTTGGAATTATAGGAGCGTTTTTAAACTTTGTGGGTTTGAACAATGTTTTAATTCTTAACAGCACTACAGATAAACGTACGGGTATGTACGAGATACCTATTAACGAACCTAAAAACGAG